AGATATTGTGCTAGAAAGGTTAGTTTTACCTGCTAATTTAGTTTGTAATGAATCTTTGTCGCCTGATGAAGAACCGGAGGAGGAGCACAATTATACTGTTGACAGTATTTGTCACAATTGTGGTGCAAGATTAAGAGTTTGTGTAGCAGCTTCAGCCGTTGCAATTAGAAAATTACAGACACTTTTGCTGAGTGAGTTACAATTCGTGTGTCCTACCTGCGCTCGACAACTTTGCCACAATGGGAGACAACACTAAAGGTACTGAAAATATAGACTCTTTGGACAATATTAATGACTGGTACTTTGTAACTGAGGCTGAATGTGTGGACAGTGTGGATTCACTATCAGAAATATTTGATGCAGATACAGAGTCTAATATTTCAAATTTAATTGATGACATAGAACCAGTAAGCCAGGGAAATTCCCTGGCACTGTACAACAGTCAAGTTACTGAGGAGTGTAACAATGCTATATGTGAGTTAAAACGAAAGTATATTGGCAGTCCGGACCACACTCTTGACAAATTGAGTCCGCGGCTGCAAGAGGTGCATATATCTCCACAGAGAGTATCGAAAAGGAGATTATTTGAGGACAGTGGATTAGGGGAAGATGAAACTTCAAATGCTGTTACACAAAATGCTGTTACACAGGTAGACACTTTGCCACCGTCTTCTTCGGGTTCAAACGTAAATGTGTCAGAAAATATAGATATTTTACATAGTTCAAATAGAAAAGCTACATTGCTGTATAAGTTTAAAGACAAATATAATGTGTCATTTTGTGAATTAACTAGAAGTTTTAAGAGTAACAAAACATGTACACCTAACTGGATTGTTGCAGTGTTTGCTGTAGCCGAAGAACTTATAGAAGCCTCTAAAACTACATTACAACAGTATTGTGATTACTTGCAAATTATACCTTCAGATTTTTCAGCAGTGTATTTGTTAGAATTTAAAAATACAAAAAATAGAGAAACTGTTTTTAACTTATTTAAAAATACCTTAAACATTCCTGAAAGTCATATAATATGTGAGCCTCCACGTATTAGAAGCACAGCAGCAGCATTATATTTTTATAGAAAAGCAATGGCTAATGTAGGGTTTAAAGTAGGAATATTTCCTCAGTGGATTGTATCACTAACAACTGTAAACCACCAATTAGCAGCAGCAGACAATTTTAAATTGTCAGATATGGTACAATGGGCCTATGATAATGATTATACTGAAGAGTGTGAAATAGCATTTTACTATGCCCAATATGCGGATGAAAACAGTAATGCAGCCGCATTTTTGCAGAGTAATCAACAAGTAAAATATGTTAAAGATTGTTGTCAAATGGTTAGAATGTATAAAAGACAGGAAAGAAAGAATATGACAATGGGGCAATGGATAAAGAAATGTTGTGATGAGTATGCAGATGGTGATAGCTGGAAAGTAATAGTAAAATTCTTAACCTATCAAGGAATAAATTTCCTATCATTTTTAATTTCCTTGAAACAATTTTTAAAAAATACCCCAAAGAAAAGTTGTATTGTTATTTATGGACCACCTGATACTGGGAAATCACACTTTTGCTTTAGTATGATAAAGATGTTACAGGGTAAAATAATTTCATTTATGAATAAAAATAGTCACTTTTGGTTAACTCCATTATTAGAAGGTAAAGTGGGTTTATTAGATGATGCCACATATCCATGCTGGACATTTCTGGACACATATATGAGAAATGCCTTTGATGGGAATATGGTGTCAGTTGATGTTAAACATAGAACCTTGCAGCAAGTAAGATTACCACCTATGTTAGTTACCACAAATGTTGCTGTTCCCAAAGAATCTTCATTATTGTATTTACAAAGTAGACTTATATGCATTGAGTTTCCCAACAAAATGCCTGTAAATTCTGTAGGAGTACCTTTATATAATATTACTACTGAATGTTGGGCCATGTTTTTTAGAAAGTTTTTCAGACAATTAGAATTATCTGAAGACGATGGAGACTGCACAGACCCTGGCCGACCGTTTTGCTGCACAGCAAGAGAAACAGATGACTCTAATTGAAAATGAGTCAACAAATTTATCAGATCATATAGACTATTGGAACGCTGTTAGACTTGAAAATGTTTTAGGCTATTATGCCAGAAAAGAAGGCATCACACAATTAGGGTTGCAGCCATTACCAGTATTAGGGATATTAGAATATAAAGCTAAAGAAGCAATTAAAATGTCTTTGCTTTTAAATAGTTTAAAGAATTCAGAATATGGCAATGAACCATGGACATTAGCTGAAGTGAGTGCTGAAATTGTAAATACTAATCCCAAAAATTGTTTTAAAAAGAGACCATATACTGTTACTGTATATTATGATAATAATGAACACAATTCCTTTCCTTATATAAATTGGGAAAGTATATATTATCAGGATGAGAACTCTGTTTGGCACAAAGTACGTGGAGACGTTGATATTAATGGCCTATTCTTTAAAGAAATAACGGGAGATACTTCATATTTTACACTTTTTCAACCAGATGCTGAGAGATATGGCCATAATGGACAATGGAGTGTGAAATATAAAAATACAACTTTGTTTACCTCTGTTACCAGTTCCACCTCTGGGCCTGCACCCGCAGAGCCTGCTTCTCAGAGGAGACCCACCACGCACCCCGTTTCCCCACCGAAAACAACTAGAAAACGGAAACACTCGGCCGACGAAGACTCCGACGGGGAATCGCCCTCCAGCACGAGTATTGGATTTCGACTACGACGACGAGGAGGGAAACAAGGAGAATCATCCTCCTCCAGAGCAACTACCCAACGACGACGAAGAGGGAACGGTGGTGCAGTATCTCCTGAGGAAGTGGGCTCACGATCTCGATCAGTACCGTCGCAAGGTCTTACAAGACTTAGACGATTGCAGGAAGAGGCTCGGGATCCCCCAATAATTATAATACAAGGTTGTGCAAATACTTTAAAATGCTTTAGAAATAGAGTTAATCATAAGCATCAATCATTGTATAGGGCTGCTACAACTGTATTCCGTTGGGTTGTATCTGATTCAGAAGATAAAAAGGAAAATGGTAGAATGTTAATTGCTTTCTGTAATTCTATGCAAAGGGATGCCTTTTTAGCAAGTGTTACATTGCCTAAAGGAACGAGTCACTGGTTTGGTTCCTTAGATGCTTTATAATGTCTTCAAATAAAAGACGAAAACGTGCTGCTCCTGATCAATTGTACAGACATTGTGTTCAAGGGGGTGATTGTATACCTGATGTTCAAAACAAATATGAGCAAACAACATGGGCTGACACACTACTGAAGATATTTGGTAGTGTTTTATACTTTGGTAATTTAGGAATTGGTACAGGAAGGGGATCTGGTGGAAGCTTAGGCTATAGACCCTTAGGGACCCCTAATACAGGAAGACCAACAGACATTACTCCTATACGACCAAACTTAACTATTGATCCCATAGGGCCTACAGACATTACTATTGTGGATGCAACTGCACCTTCCATTGTACCACTTTCGGAAGGTGTTCCTGATATAGGTTATGTAGCTCCTGATGCTGGGCCAGGAACAGGGGCGGAGGATATAGAACTATTTACTATTACTAACCCCTCGACAGATATAGGTGGTGCAGAAGTGACACCTACAGTGATTTCAACAGACGAAGGGGCTGTAGCTATTTTAGAAACACAAACCATTCCAGAACGTCCAGTCCAGGTATTCTATGATCCAGCAGCAACAACAACACATGAAATAAATATCTTTGCTGCACCTACAGAAACAACAGCAAATGTAAATATATTTGTGGATTCAGGTTTCTCTGGCACAATTGTGGGAGGAGAGGAAATTCCTTTGGAAAGAATCAATTATGCTGAATTTGACATAGAGGAGCCAAAATATACTAGTACACCTTCACAAAAAATACAATCAGCCCTTAATAAAACTAAAGCATTATATAGTAGATTCACTAAGCAGGTTCCAGTTCGCACCTTTGAATTTGTGCGCCAACCATCTCGATTGGTGCAATTTGAATTTGAAAATCCCGCCTTTGATGATGATGTCACTTTAGAATTTGAGCGGGATTTGGCAGAAGTAACTGCTGCGCCAGCAGAAGAGTTTCAGGATGTTATTAGATTACATCGGCCTACATTAAGTTCAGTGCAAGGAACTGTAAGAGTTAGTAGATTAGGAGACACAGGAACTATACGTACCAGAAGTGGTACGATTATTGGACAACAGGTCCATTTCTATCATGATATTAGCGATATTGTACCAGATACTATTGAATTAGATATTTTAAATTCACCAGTGGAGCCAACTATTGTTGATGAACTAATGGATTCTCTTGTGGTAGACCCTATTAATAATGCTAATGTGGCAGTTACAGAGGATGATCTTTTAGATACATACGGGGAGGATTTTGCACAAACACATTTAGTGATAGGTGATGCACATATTGCTGGAGAACCTGAAATGTTCATAATTCCTGTTACTGCTGAAACAGCATCTTTAGGTACTTTTATACCAGCTTTAGTTGATTCCTCCACAGTTATAAATGGTCAGGGACCGTTACCTTACCCTGTTTTGCCAGACTCAGAATTCCCAACAATGTTATCTGAATTGTTTTCTGATTATTACTTGTATCCCTCTTTGTTTCCACCACGAAAACGCAGGCGCTTAGATATATTTTAAATTGTTTTCCAGATGTCATCTTTATGGCTACCGACTGCAGGTCCTTTATATCTGCCACCTCCAAATCCTGTGCCTCGTGTGTTAAGAACAGATGAATATGTAACTGGAACGGATGTCTATTTCCATGCTGAAACTGATCGCTTATTAATTGTTGGTCATCCATACTTTGATGTTACTGAAAATGGTGAAGGCAAAGTTACAGTACCCAAAGTGTCACCACATCAATATAGGGTTTTTCGTTGTACATTACCAGATCCAAATAAGTTTGCCTTAGTAGATAAAGACATCTATGATCCTAACAGAGAACGCTTGGTATGGAAGATTATAGGTGTTGAACTAGGCCGGGGAGGTCCCCTAGGTATTGGCACAACAGGCAATCCTTTATTTAATAAGTTAGGTGATACTGAAAATCCTACTTTATATGATAAAGGAAACCTAGATGAAAGGCAAAATGTGTCTTGGGATCCTAAGCAAACCCAGCTTTTTATCATTGGTTGTACCCCTCCAGTTGGAGAATACTGGGATGTAGCAGAACCCTGTAAAGATAAACCTTTACAGGTTGGTGATTGTCCACCTATTCAGTTAGTAAATAACGTTATACAGGACGGTGATATGGGAGATATTGGTTATGGTGCCTGTAACTTTAAGGCCTTACAGCAGGATAAAGCAGGCATATCATTAGATTTAGTCGATACATTCAGTATATTCCCAGATTTTTTGAAAATGAATAAAAATATATATGGCGACAATATGTTTTTCTATGGAAAACGAGAACAATTGTTTGTCAGGCACATGTGGACTCGAAATGGCACTCCAGGTGATGCATTACCAATAGCTAACGACCAGAATCTAATTATTCAGGGTGAGGACCCCAGAAATGCTGCTGCTCCATTCACATACTTTGGATCTCCTAGTGGATCCCTAAACAGCAGTGACTCGCAGATATTTAACAGACCATACTGGCTTAGACGAGCCCAGGGTACGAATAATGGTATTTGCTGGGGTAACAATTTGTTTGTTACCATATTTGATAACACACGAGGTACCAATTTTAATATATCTGTAAAGTCCCAAGCTAATATAGAAGGCACATACAAGGCAACTAACTACAAACAGTATTTAAGACATACAGAGGAGTACGAATTTGAATTTATCTTTCAGTTGTGTAAAGTGAAATTAGATCCAGATGTGCTAGCACACATTAATGTTATGAATCCCAGAGTTTTAAAAGAATGGTCACTTGCCTTTGTGCCTCCTGCACCGCAAGATATAGAGGATGCTTACAGATTTATAAGGTCAATGGCAACTAAATGTCCTGCAGATGCTGCTGCAGAGGAAAACGATGATCCCTATAAAGATATGTCATTTTGGAATGTTGATTTGAAAGAAAAGTTTTCTTCAGATTTAAGTCAACATGCTCTTGGTCGCAAATTTTTGTATCAAGCAGGATTGTTAAATGGTAGAAAACGTGTGCGTACCGAATACACTACTAAAACTGTAAAACATACTTCCAAACGCAAACGGTCCAAATAATATGTTATTGTGAACTACTTCAGTACTGTGCAATAATAAATTGAATACTGTGAAAAGAATTTTAAACTTGTTCTTGACTCATGGGGGGCGTACCACACCTTTGCTGTGTCATGTATAAAGCAGTATAAAGCCCTGGACATTAGTAGTGACCTTTGCACTCTTGGCGGGAGCTGGTACCGGTACCGGTAAGTGTGAAACGCCACAGGCATTGTGTGTACCGAAAGCGGTGCAGGTGTGAGCTTTAAAGCAGCCAGCACAAGTCAGGGCGACAAAGAACAAAGAGCTCAGATATTGATCTTGCCAAAATTCCTAAAGCGTTACTGGCTGTCAGCCCTTGTACCGCCGTCGGTAACAAATGTTTCTATCTTATGATTGTTGTCTACAACAACCAAGCATTTAAAACCAGTTACCAGCAACGGTATATAAATGGTTTTAGGGGCTGGAAAATAGATATTGCTGATGGAACCTGTACCACTTCGCTTAGACGACTTCTGTGCAAAAAATGGGTTATCTTTTTTTGACGTTCGACTTCAGTGTGTATTTTGCGAACATTGGATATCAACTGTTGATCTTGCTGCTTTTCATTGCAAATCTCTATCTCTGGTTTGGAAAGGGCATGTATGTTATGCTTGTTGTTGTTCGTGTTTAAGACTATCTGCTTTATATGAAATGCAAAGATATTATCAATGCAGTTTGCAAGGAGATTATATTGAGGATTTGGTGCGTAAGCCTTTGACTGACATAGTTATTCGCTGTTTGCTGTGCTTGACTAAACTTGATTTATTAGAAAAACTGGAGCATAAGTATACTGGATTACCATTTCACTTAGTAAGGAGCAGCTGGAGAGGCTACTGTAGAAATTGTAAATTTAAAGCATGAGGGGAGTTTGTGCCACAATTCCAGATATTGTGCTAGAAAGGTTAGTTTTACCTGCTAATTTAGTTTGTAATGAATCTTTGTCGCCTGATGAAGAACCGGAGGAGGAGCACAATTATACTGTTGACAGTATTTGTCACAATTGTGGTGCA